AAGAGAAGATTTAGTCTTGAAGAAAAGAAAGAACGCATCCGGCAAGCGATGGAAATCTTTAGCGAGACCGGCAGCTGGTCTAACGCTGACAACATCGTGAGGCGGCAGAGCGTTGAAAAGTGGATACGCAACCCGGAGTTGCAGGCTTACGCTTTGAGCCTTGGTTACCAGCAACTCTGTACGGATCCGATTGCAACCTTTGCCCCTGAAACAAAGCATCCACAATGTCGGATGTCATTCTCTGGTGCAATGGTTCATCTCAAGGAAGGGCGATACCTTTGCCGTGATGGAGCAAGAATCCACTATGCCATCAGTCACGGCGCACTGGTTATGTACAAACTCGATGGCGCAGGAAACCGGCACTTTGCCGGCCCTGCCTACTTCCGCGGGGCTGATGTCCTTGCAGCTGATTGGGTGATAACAAAATGAGATTTGGAGAAGTTATACAAGCCTTGATGGCTGGTGGCGGTAATGCAGTATGGCGGCAGGAGTGGGGAGGTTCGGTATTCTTGCGGTATAGCGAGTTGTGGAATATCTTTGAACTGCATGGGCCAGGCGGAAGGGTGACACAGTTGGAAGAACTCAGCCTGTCACCTGGTGATTTGTTTGCTACTGACTGGGCGGTAGTGAAGCTTGACCCGCGAACCGGGGAGGTAGCCAAATGATACTTTTTGCACTCGGTGTCCTGCTTGGTGCTGGATGCTTGGCGGTATACAACGAGATGTATACACGGTGGCTATACAACGATGTCAAACGCAGGGCTAAGGCTTGCGGTATTGACGAGGACAGGATGAAGGCTGCCGTTATCAAAATTACACAAGAGAAAATCGAGGCAGGATGGAATGGCAAGTAGAGTAATCAACAAGGGGATTGAGCAGGTCGCTATAGACCTGCTCAAGCACCACCCAAGAAACGCTAACCATGGTGATGTAGAAGCCATCAAGAAGAGCCTAGCAGTAAACGGCTGGTACGGCTCTGTGGTGGCTAACCTCAGCACAAAGCACATCCTAGCGGGAAATCATCGGGTTATGGCTGCAAAGGCTCTAGGCTGGGAAACCGTACCCGTTCAATGGGTTGACGTTACGCCTGAAGAAGAGCTGCGGATTCTTGTAGTAGACAACCGCACTACTCGTATCGGGCAAGATGACACAACCAAGATTACAGACATCCTAGCGGAGCTTGCTAACACGCCTATTGGGCTTGATGGTACGGGCTACTCGGCAGTTGACCTTGATGCATTGATTGATTCCTTGACGCACCCTGAAGATTCCGAATGGTCGGATGGATTCGACAAAGTGCCTGACGCAGACCGGGAGCCTATCCGGCAGATGACCTTCATCGTTCACGATGAACAGTGCGAGACGATCAATAATGCCGTTGATCGGGCTAAGGGTGAGATGCAGGAGCATCCGGATAATACAAACTCTAATGGCAACGCTATTGCACATATTGCCGAGGTGTACCTAAATGGACGTTAAGGCAATCACGCTAAAGCCGATAGATTCTAAGACTGCAAACGCTTTTGTATGTCAGCATCATTACAGCGGCAAGGTTACACAAAATAGCCAACTGCATATTGGAGCGTTCCACGCAGGAGCGTTACATGGCGTGATGCAGTTTGGGCCAAGCATCGACAAACATAAAACGGCGGCACTAGTTACCGGGACTGGATTCCATAACTTCCTTGAACTTAACCGCATGGCTTTTGATGACGCATTGCCTAAAAACGCAGAATCTAGATGTCTGGCGATTGCTTGCAAGCTAATCAAAAAGCACGCTCCGCAGGTCAAGTGGATTATTTCTTTTGCTGATGGATGCCAGTGCGGGGATGGCACAATCTATCGAGCGTCTGGATTCTTACTTACTGCTGTGAAAAAGAACAGCTCTATGCTTTTGATGCCAGATGGCACAATCGTTGCAGATAAAGCCCTAAACAATGACCCTGTGAAAAACAGCGGGTATTGGAAGCAAAGAGGAGCAAAGCCTATATCTGGCTTCATGCTGCGGTATGTCAAGTTTCTAGATCCGGAATGGGCACCACGGCTTACCGTTCAAACGTTGCCGTATACTGAAATCGCACGCCTTGGTGCCTCCATGTATAAAGGTAAAACGTGCGTATCAAGCATTGATAGTGATGCATCTGGCTTCCAGCTAGAAAAAGGCAGTGCAAGTCTGACCGATACGCTCCAGGAGGCTAACCATGGCAGGTAGACCAACAAAGTACAACGAAGATGTAGTACAGCGAATCACACAGGCTTTGAGGGCAGGCAATACGCGCCGTGCTTCTTGTGCCTATGCTGGTATCTCACAAGACACACTTGCCAACTGGTTAAAATCTAATTCGCATTTTGCGGACGCTATAGAAAAAGCAGAGGGCGATGCGGAAGTTCGTAACGTTGCCATCATCCAGAAAGCAGCTGATAGCACTTGGCAAGCAGCCGCGTGGTGGTTAGAGCGCAAGCATAAAGCGGACTGGTCAAGCCGTGTAGAACAAACCGGCGCAGACGGATCACCGGTTAAGGTCATTGTGGAGTATTCGGACAAACCTGTTGCCTGACATTCGCCTAGTCTTACCAAGGCCACATGAAGCCCAGCAGGTGATTCTGCGGGAAGCCAAGCGGTACAACGTGCTTGCCTGTGGACGTAGGTTTGGAAAGACTACCCTTGGCGGTAACTTGCTCAGTGATCCGGTACTGCAAGACGGATTGCCGTGCGCGTGGTTTGCCCCTACGTATCGCTTGTTAGAGGAAGCGTACAACGACCATAAGCGCATCTATGCTCCTGTCATCAGGCGAGCTGTTCAGACACCGGCACCGCGCATTGAACTGATAACCGGTGCGGCTATTGACTATTGGACGCTTGATGACCCTTCTACCGTTGCCCGTGGGCGTAAGTACAAGCGGGTCATCATTGACGAGGCAGCAATGGCGCGGCACTTAGAGCAGGCATGGACGGAAGCAATACGCCCAACGCTCACCGATTACAAGGGCGATGCTTTCTTTTTGTCCACGCCTAAAGGCTCCAACTACTTCCGCACCCTCTACAATCAAGCCGCTACGGATGCTGACTGGATGGCATGGCAAATGCCCACCACGGCTAACCCTTGGATAGATCCGGAGGAAGTAGCCAAGGCGGGAGAGTCCCTGCCGAGTATCGCTTTTCGGCAGGAATACCTAGCGCAGTTTGTTGATGCTGCGGGCGCTCGTATCAAGCGGGAGTGGGTACGTTATGGCGATTGCCCTGAAGGCCTGCCGACCTACATTGGGGTTGACTTGGCTATATCAACCAAGAGTGAAGCAGACTACACCGGCGTGGCTGTTGTCTCACGGGATGAAGAAGGCACAATATACGTTAGAGACATCAACCGTACCCGCGCAGACTTTGCCAGCGTTCTCCGGTTCATCGAAGCAATGGCCGCTAAGTGGAATCCATCTATGATCGGCATCGAGCAAGTGCAATACCAAGCCGCTGTTGTGCAGGAGCTTCTACGGCGCACAAAGTTACCTATTAGGGGCATCCGGCCAGACAGGGACAAGGTAACCCGCTTTGCCCCTCTGGAAGCCCGATACGAGCAAGGCCTAGTAATGCACTGCCAAGGCCTACCGGCATACTTTGAGGACGAGTTGCTATCTTTTCCCGTTGGCAGGCATGATGACGTTGTCGATGCGCTGGCCTACGCCTGGCAAGTCTGCGGACAACGTAAAGGTTGGGGTGCCGTCTAGTTTATATCTTTGCAGTATATACAATCTAAGTATATAATCACGACATGAAAATCAATATGTTTAGACCACAACTTGGCGAGATGGCAGGCGGTTTCTATCCTCGCATTATCACTAACGAGTTCGGCGTAGCTGTAGAACAGCAATGCGCGATTCAAGGGCCGATTGTAAAAATCGATCAGAATCATGTGTGGGTTGAGGGATGGAATCGAACCGTACGTATTGCCCAAGCAAAAGCCTACATGGTGAAAAAGAAAAGATAATCAAGGGGAGATAAGACAATGGAACTCATTACACGGTTGGTAGAGGCAGGCGGCAAGGAGTGGACGGGCGGTACAAACTC